TAGGTCAGTTGCAAGGTATCGCATGATGCTGGTCTTTCCTGACCCAGTACCACTAGTAAATGTTGTAAGTTCTCCATACCTGATCCCGTGTAGTTTCTTGTTAAGTCCCTCGAATGGGTATTCATGATCATATGGTTTCTGTGGTGTAGTAACTAATTGTAATAAATTCTTTCCATCTACAATTCCATCTGGTCTGTATGGTTTAGCGTCCCATATGGCTTTCCTTATAGCCTCTGAGTCTTTAGCCTGCAACGCCTCTGACGGATCTTTGTAAGACTCCATACGGGCGATCTTGACCTTACCTGCTGGCAATACTCCCGCCGCTTCCTCGGCAGCCTTACGACCTGGTTCGTCACCATCGAAGAATAATATAATCTCTTCGTAGCCTTGGAATAAGGGTAGCTGTTTTTGTAGGTCTTTCTTAGCTGACGCTGCACCATGCGGTAAGGAAACCATAGGCCAATTAGGCATTGCTTCATAACAGCTCGCAGCATCTAACTCACCTTCAGTAACAACAATACGCTTACCAGTTGTAGGAAATAAATGCTGACCAAATAACGTGTCAGTGCTTGATCCTTCATAACTAAATATTTTTCGTTTGTTTTTTACTTTGATTCCAACAAGAAGTCCATCGCTTGTGAAATATGGGAAGCATAGAGTGTCTCCATCTCTGTGAATCCTATACTTTCTGCAAGTTGGTTCAGTGATTCTTCGTTTCCTGAGTTCTTGTGGGTATCCTCTGAGTTCGACATTTGTCATTTTCCGTTTTGACTGTGATTTAAGATTTATACCCTCTGCGGGTGTGTAATGGTGGCAAGAGAAACAGAACTTGTGACCATCAGTGTAAACTGAATTAGCATCTGATGAGCCACAATTTTCACATGGTTCATGTGCCACAAATTCTGATTCGTTCATATTAACCAATCTATTGGTAATGAATGGTAGGCACACCAAGGGATGTCATGTTTATCACACCACTTGGCGTAGGTAGTTTTTGAGTGTTTTGATATTTTATTGTAGGGTGATTGGAATACCATTCTCAGATCTATATCTGGATTGTCCTTCTTTACTGCTGCAATCTTTCTTCTATCTGCTGCATCCCAGTATCCCTTTGTTTCAAGGTAGACGTGGTTTGGAAGTACAAAGTCGGGATGATAATTGTGCTGTATAGTATAAGGAACCTTACAAGATTCATATTCATAACTAACTCCAAGACCAGAGAGCAAGTTAGCTACCTGCTCTTCCAGTCCCGATCTAAATTTAGAAGTCCTCTTCTTCTGACGCTTCATCTTCTATAGGTGGTTCACTAGCTTTAAAGCCCTTAGTCTTACCGAATAGGTTTGCTACTTCGTCCTCACCCAACTCTCCAGAATCGACACCAGCCCCATCAGATTTAACTGACACAACTTGTACGCCAACCAGCTTAAGAGAGCTGCCATAGGTAACCCCATCCCGTAGAATATAAGGTTTTTGGAAGAAACCCAATTTAACAGTAGATCCTGCATATAACGGTGTTTTCTTATCGGTCACGGGTGATCCCTCTGTGTCTACCACAGGAGGTCTCTTATCCTCACCCCAAGAGAATTTAATTTTATATTTTCCATCCGATACTTCTTCCCATGGTGTAGGTTTTAGGGTAGCTCTTTTCGGATTCTTGAGCTTAGACTCGGCCCATCTTAAGACCTCAGTCCTCTCAGTTTCTAGCTTATCAGCGAGATCTTCACTGACCACAGCCGAGAGCGAATACCCAAACTTTCCAGGTTCTAGAATAGCTTGGAATCCTTCAAGTGTAACTTCATCGGTTACGTGTACGTTCTTAGGCATCTTTAGCATCCTCCGCAGGTGCTAATTCTTTAGCCAAAGATTGTCTATAGTCTCTTAACTCAGTTAACTTATCGTCAACTGCTTTAAGTCGTTGTAATTTAGCTTCTCGCTCTGCTGCCTGTAATCTCTCTTCAGAGACTACAACAATAGTAGGTGGTGCAAAAAAGCTATCAAATAATGAATACATTTAGCAAAAAAAGTAAGTTGAATCTATCACCGATTCAGGTTTTAAGTCACCAATGATCGGTGGTTCTGTCTCTGCTCCTATCTGTTGAGCAAAGTCATTGAGATAATCATGCTCTGCAAAGAGATGCATGTATGTCTCCCTTATTATAGCCGATAGCTCATCCATGTCAACCGATTGTGTGAGAATGCTGTCATGAATTAGTGCAATTGGCTTATCAAATTTATCTATACTGAGATGTAACAGGCTGGCATCTAGACTGTGAATAAGATTTGGAGCAGTAGCAGCTCTATGTCTGCTTATATCTACTTCATTAGTATTATAATCAGCTACTGATATACGACATTCACCAAGTAATTGTAACTTTAATCTAGTTACATGTTTCTTCATGATGCGTTGATTTACTACGAAACCAGAAGGTGTAACCCATTCTAATTCAGTATCTATTGGTACCCATTTCTTTTTATCTGGATCTGTTGAAGTATTATCTTTAACCCATCCATGTGTACCACGTCTAATAGCTCTACTAACTTCAGTTTCTATCCATTTCATTACTGCCATAGGGCCAGGGACAACTGTTTGCATAGCATCCCTGACAGCCTGTACGGTAACGGTTAGATCTTCCTTGTCGATCTCAATTCCTTTCTCTAATAGGGCATCACGAATATATGACCTATTACTGTAAGGTTTAGCATTGTAGGGTATAGTCATAACGGTTCTTTTAACCGTCTTCCTATCCATTACTTTTCGTATGTGTATAGGACAATTAGGTTTGGCTGTATCCGCTACTTTTGCATATGCGTCTTGCGGTCTATCAGAAGGCAACACATTGACGAGTTGTGCTGTCTCTTTATCGCGAGCTAATCCAGCAAGGATCTGAAGACCACTACATGTTGCATCTGTTGCTACAAATAAACCTGTAGTTGTACGAGTTTTTGTAATAACACAAGCATAATATTCTTCACATGCAGCTAAAAACTGCCATGGTTCAGATACATTCTCCCATTCTGTTCTGTAATCAATAGGATCAGTAGCTATATTCTTAATTAATTCTAAGTTAGCTGCTACCCATTCTTGTCTTTCATCCCAAGTATCTTTATCTTTACCAAATGTAGTAGCTACTTGAAACGCTAACCATTTAACACCTCTATCAGTTATATAAGATTCGTCAGCACTTCTAATAAGTGACTTACCGAAATCTGTATCCTGTGGTGTGAGAAATGCGGGTATAGGATAAACCCTACCTCGGTAATCAAAAGAAAAAGGTATATAAAACCTCTCATATTTCTTAAATCTTTTGACTGCCTCCATAGTCATTCTAGTACGACATGACTTCTTAAATTCTGCTGCTTGTTTATTTAGTACATCAGCAGAGTCTCTACGATAAGATTTACGTGAGTCTCTATTATAGTCTATGTCAACTGGTTTGGGTGGTAGATCATACTGAACTACAGGTAAGAACTTACCAACTTCAATTCCTTTTTCTTCAAAGTGTTCAGCGATCTTGACTGTGAAAGGATTTAGAGTATATGCAACCTTCTGAATTTTATTTAAAAAAGCTATGGGTGTCTCTCCCTGTATAGGTGGCCCATTGCCCCTACGAACTAAGTCATGTCCATGCATTACCTCATTGAGTATATATCCACCAGCAGTTTCATTACTCCAATCTTTTGGAGGTATTAACATAGGCCAAGCTAAAGGTGCAAATAACTCTGCATTAGCCATTACTTCATCTTTGATGTCCATAAACTCAGGGGTAGGGACAACAAATATGCTAGTCTTACGTCCTTGTCTTACATGTTGCTTCATGAACCATTGACTTGATTCCATAATACAGTCTAATAACCAAGCACCTAATTTGATACGTATATTAGTATTCCACGTTGTCCATTGTTTAACCTCATAACGATTCATCAATGTTCTTACTACAACGAGTTTTTGCTGTGTACCTATGGATTTATGCCAGTAGTTTTTCTTCAGTGTATTTAACAATCCAGGTGCATGAGTTTCATAATGTCTCATTTGACATTCATGTTCAATTGCATGTCCAATAGATTCAGATACCCTGGTTGCTAAGTTACAACCATCCTTATATCCAAATATTTTATCAAATGCAATCTTACATGATATAGCAGCAGCAGTAGGAGCATCTATATCTTTTAGATAGATGTGTATCTCTTTAAAGAAAGCACCATTCTTTCTTTCATGTATTCT